CGAACAATTCTTCAAGGCTGCCGCCATCTTCATGAACTTTAACCGATCTGTCGCGGTCTTTTACCTGTTTTTCAAAAATTCCGCGCATCTTAGCCCTGCGGGCGCTTTCGCCCCATCGGACGCCGGTGCAAACGAAGCGACCGTCGCCGCCGTGTTCTTTCAGCACCTCGCAGCAATAACGCACCATGCGTGTGGGCGGTATGAGTTTTTGCGGTATCAGCCCCCACATACTTGTCCGCTTTCCTTTGTAGGCGGGGTAATTGACGGTGCATTTTATACCCAGATTTTCGAGCCGCGCGAACTCCTGCCGTACAAAGCGCACCGTTTCCGGGGCGTCCGCTGTCGTGTGGTTGTGCTGCACCTCGAACGGTATGCCCGCCCGCTGCGCCATCTCCACGCAGACGCTTGAATCCTTGCCGCCGCTTGTTGTTACTACCAGCGGTGTGCCGTAATTTTTCAACGACATTTCGCTGGCAATTTTCAGTCGGGCAATGGCGCGCTGTTCCGGGTCGATATTCGCGGGGATTGTAACAAGCCCCCACTCGTTGTTGTTCACGGTCAGCCCTCCGACTCAACTTTCTCACATTTTTGAATGCTCTTGATTGCGCCCTTGTGTCCTTGAAAATATTCGACGCCGAAAAGAAACCCTTTAACAGCTTCAACCAGTTCTTTGGGTGCTGTTCCGTCAATGAGCTTTTCCGCCATCCAATCGTCCATTCTGAGCGTTTCGGTTTCTTCGTTTGCGGTGACGCCCTGAAATTCGTGCCGGACAACTAGGTAGGTCACTTTTACGCTTGTCATTGTCAGCCCTCCGCTGATTCCCGCAGCCAGTCCAAACAGCACTTTATGCAGGTTTTCGCATTGCCGGGTCCGGGACATTTATCGTCGTCATGCGGACACATGATAGCCGCCGCCAGCGTCTCGTCGTCCATTTCCCGGATTTTGTCCGCGTTCGTGAAAACCACGTCCGGGCATTCTTTCTTACGGGCTTCGTGACAAGCCTTTCCGCCATAGTCCAGCAGACAGCCGGAAACCCTGCACCTGTCGCACAGTTTCATTTTTTCAGCCCTCCGTTATGCCGCCGGGGTGGGCGGGGTTTCTTCTGCGCGAATGTACAAGTAATCCATTGTCATCGCCGGAAAAAATTCATCTCGAATTTTCTGCGCTTCGTCAAGTCGTAACCGCCCCGGCACGTTCAGCTTTGCGGATACGGTAGCAACGTTGACGTCAATGCACTTTGCGAGCATTTCGTTTGTAACGCCCGCGCGTGCCATTTCTGCTTTTAAGTTATAGTACATAGCTTCACACCTCCTGCGAGGTTCACCAAATTGGGTGAACGTTTTACTATAAAATACACCAAATACGGTGAACTGTCAAGGCTATTTTGCAATTTATTTTTGCAATTTGGTGAATTTGCATTGCATTTTTGCAATTCGTGCCGTATAATACAAGTGGCAGGTGATATATAATGACCATCGAAGAACAGCTTAAAGAGCTTATTCTCAGTCAATACAAAAGTGTCCGCGCTTTCTCGACTGTGACAAAAATACCATATTCCACCCTTGACAACATTTTTAGACGTGGCATAGGTGGGACAGGTGTCAGCACTGTTTATAAAATTTGTGATACGCTCGGTATTACCGTCGAGGGTATCACGCATGGGCGTTTAGAGCGTAGAGAATCCCGCAGCACTCTTGATGTTTCACCTCAAGAAATCGAAATGCTAGAGCATTACCGCAAGTTAGACGCCCGCGGCAAGGCTGCCGTTGATAGTACACTATCCCGCGAATATGCTGCTTGCGCCAGTATCGCCGCTGCTGCCGATGCAGCGCAGACGGTGAAAGACATAAACAGTACGGTTTTGCAGACGTCCGCCGCGACAAAATAAAAAAAGTGACCGTTCTCATGTTGGTGAACGGTCAAAATTACATATTTGTATTCTATATGTGAGGTGTTTTTATGCTCAACGATTACGGCGTTCAAGCCACCCTTACGCCGGAAGAATTTGCCTTTTTGGCTGTCGCTTTACAAAAAATACCCGATGGTTGCGAAGCAAAGGAAAACATGATTTCAGACCGACGCGGTACGGATTATTTAACCATGTCTGTCTATATCGACTATTCATTTTTGCGGGTACACATCGGGCAATCTGCAAAATGGTTTTCTATTTATCCGGCCGAATCGGATATGCAAAACCCGTTGTTCGATAAACTCCCAGAAAATTGCAAAGTTCAAAGTTTTTGGAAAGTTTATTATTCTTCTTTAGACGACGTGCTTCCTTTTGTTGATATCATCGCCCGCGCCGCCGACCGCGCAGTTTCCGACCATCGGCGGCAGGTTGAACTTGACGAAAAAGTAGCAGCGCATCGGGAAATCGAGAGGCAGCAGGGAACAGAAGTTTCCGAAATCATCAAAACCAACGGAAAAATTGTGCGTCTTAACAGCGCGGAACGCGAACTTGTGAAAATCGTGTTTCCATATCTTCAAAAGAGATTTACAGGGCATCAAGTTTCCGCCGAATTTGACAGCGCAAACAACCTTGTTTTCAAAATTGGACGTTTCGATGTTGCCGCCGTCAAGCTCCGTGGAAAAAACTTTTTCCTGCAAGTGCAGTTTATCCAGCCTCGCCGTTATAACATTGAGGGCGTTGCAGACGTGAGTGACCATCTGCAAGAGGTCGCTCGGTGTGGAAATGGAATCTTAAAGAGAATGTCAGCGTATGAATAATTTCGGATACAGCGCGCCCCGCGCGTTCGGCTACTGCCGCAAGTCCACGACCGGGCAGCGAGAAGAAAGCATCGAGGCACAGCAGCGGGCTATTGTGTCTTATGCCGCCGCGTCCGGCTTTGAGCTGGTAAAGGTCTACAAAGATCACGGCAACAGTGGACGGAACGGCGAGCGACCGCAATTTACCCAGATGGTACAGGACGCCATCGAGGGCGGGGCACAGTTTATTATTGTCCATAAGCTCGACCGCTTTTTCCGCAATGCGGAACGGCAGACCCTTGTCGAAGCACAGCTGCGGCGGTATGGTGTTCGCGTTCTGTCGGCGTCGGAACATTTCGACGACACCCCGCAAGGGCAGTTCATGCGGAACGTGACGAAAGCGATAAATCAGTGGTACAGTGCGAACCTTGCGCAAGAGGTCGTTAAGGGCTTGCGCGAGAACGCCATGAGCGCCCGCAACACAGGCGGGCCGCCTCCGCTGGGCTATGCCGTGGATAAGACGACCGGCAAATTTGTCGTTGCCCCGCGTGAGGCGGAAGCGGTGCAGCTGATTTTCCGGCTGTATCTGCAAGATGTTGGTTATGCCGGTATCCTCGACGCGCTGAACGCGGGCGGCTACACGACCCGCCGGGGGCGTCCGTTTGGAAAAAATAGCCTATACGACATTTTGAGAAACGAAAAATATACCGGGCTGTATATCTGGAACCGCCTTGCGCCCGCCGACTTTGACGGCAAGACCAACCGCAGGCGGTTGAAGCCCCGCGACGAATGGGTCTGCGTCGAAAACGGTATGCCGCGAATCATTGATCCGGCAGATTGGCAGCGCGTACAAGACGAAATGGAAAAGCGCCGCCACCGCAACGCCCAGCACAAGGCGAAAGCGTTTTATTTGCTTTCCGGGCTTGTCGTCTGTGGCGGGTGCGGCGGGCAGATGGGCGGCGAAATGCGCCGGTATAAAAGCCATGGGCAGCCGGTCGAATACAGGTATTACAGCTGCATCAATAAGAAACGCTTGCACGACGATGGGGCGCACGTCCGCGCCGTGCCCGCCGACAAACTGGAAAAGGCGGTCGTTGACTACCTGCAGCACGTTGTCCTGCGCCCCGAAACGATGGACGCGATCTGCGCCGCTGTGCTGGGCGCTACGCAGCCGGGAACGCCCCCTGCAGAACACGCCAGCGAGTTGCGGAAAGAAATAGGCATTTTACAGCAGAAAATTGATCGGCTTTATGCCGCCATCGAAAACGGACTTGACGCGCCGCTGACGATTCAGCGCATAAACGACCTTAGAAAGCAGCAAGCCACCCTGCAAACAGAAGTGGACGCGCTGGGGGAGGACGTCCGCAAGACGGCGGACACAGTGGAACAGCTGCGCCGGGTCTGGGCGAATATCCGGCTTGAAAATATGCAGCCGGAACAGCTGCGGGCGTTTATCCGTGAATTTGTCGAAAAAATTATTGTGTACGATGACGACGACGGCGGTCATCGGGTGCGCATCGTCCTGAATCCCGCGCACGTCGTCCCGGATAAGCTGCCCGAAAACCTCATAACTGCGCCATTATCCGAACTTGACACGTTTTTTGGATACGACCGGCAACGGTCTACCCCTGCCAAAAGCCGCTTATCTCGTTTGAGGTAAGCGGCTTTTTGTTTTTTG